TCTTGTTATGGGATTTGGAGCTAATTATACGATGCCTGTGCATGAAATGATAGGTGATATTGAATGGTCAGCTAAAAATACAGGCCCTAAATTTTTTGAAAGTGCTTTAAAAAGAAGAAAAGATGCTGTTTTGAAAATTATACGAGATAATGCTCAAATAAAATGATAAACAATGAACCCAACATCATTTGATATAAAAGATATTTTAGAGTCGGAAAGTTCTTTAGGGCTGATCTATGCTACAAATCTTTTTATAGGAAAAGAGCCAGCCACACCAAAGAACACAGTAACGATATTTGACACTCCGGGATTCCCGGATGAACTGTTGCTCACAGGAAGTGAAAAGGGAGGGAGTTATCAGTACCCAGCGGTTCAAATCAGGGTTCGCAGTACAAAATACATTGACGGATACAATCTTATAGAAAACATAAAGAGTGTGCTACATGGCCGGGCAAACGAGACATGGGGTGGTTCTTTATATTCAGTAATCAAATGTTCCAGTGGTCCCGCATTGTTGGATTGGGATGATAATTCAAATGCAAGATTCATTTGTAACTTTGACCTGCAAAGAAGAAGTGGATATTAATTTAAAATTAAAAAGGAGGTAAAATTATGAGTAATGCTAAAGCAGGTGTTGGCACTTTATTTCGCAGGTGGAACACCGTCACCCATAAATGGGTAAACATCGCTGAAATAAACTCTATTACCGGCCCAAGTATGTCAAGGGACACGATAGACGTGACCAGCCTTGACTCAACAGGAGGGTACAGGGAGTTTATAACCGGATTTCGTAAAGCGGGAACAGTTGCTCTCAAAATGAATTTCACTCGTCCAACGTATGAGCTAATGAAAGACGATTTTGAGAATGATGCGTTACAAAATTACGAAATTGTGTTGCCGGACATTGAAAACACAACGATTGAATTTGAAGGTCTTGTTACAGAATTACCTTTAACCGTACCAGCGGATGATAAAATGACTGCTGATGTGACTATTCAGGTATCTGGGCAAGTGACTATCAATTCAGGAGCAAGTTCAGGTTTAACCTAAATTGCTTTAAATTTAATACTAATCAAGTATTTGTTTTTTAATTTTAATCATTAAAATATTTTAATCATGGGAATGTTAGACAAGTCGATGCTGTTAACGAAACAAGCATTAAAAGTTGAAAAAGTTGAATTTGAAAATGGTGATTTTGTTTATGTTCGGGAAATGACCGGAAAAGATCGGGACAATTTCGAAAATTCTATTTTAAAAGCCCGCCGTGATGCCAAAGGCGACATAAAAGGGTACGATCAGGTAATGGATAATTTCCGTTCTAAACTGGCCGTTGTTACTTTGTGTGACGAAGAAGGTAGTCTATTGTTTGAACCAACCGATGCTGATAAATTAAGTTCCAACATAAGTATCACTTATTTGGAAAAGATTGTTGAAAAAGCATCATCATTGAATGCTATAACCCCAAAAGATAAAGAAGAGTTGATAAAAAACTCAGAAGCCGACCCGGACGGCAATTCCAGTTTAGACTCTGCCGGGAACTTGGAATAATCCACCCAGATTACCTATTGGATCAATTAACGTCCTTTCAAATAAGTGAGTGGGAAGTGTACGATAGAATTGATCCAATAGGCACATGGCGGGAAGATTCTCGGTTTGCAAAATTAGAAGCTTTGATTCAAAATTTAGTAAGTTCAATATATTGCTCAAAGGGGGAAACTCCGAAATTAGTAACACCCGAAGATTTAATGCCTGATTGGACAGGGGAAAAGAAACAACAGGAAGAGAAAACACAATCAGTAGAAGAAATGAAAGCTATATTTATGAGTATAGCACGAGAGCAAAACAAGAAAGTGGAACGCTTGAATATGAAAACACCTCCTCCTAAAAAGAAGGGTAACTAATTAATACTCAAATGAATATAGGAAGTTTAACTGCAACATTGGGGGTTGACACTAAATCACTGTTAATCGCTCAACAGCACATGATTGATTTTCAAAAAACAACGAATGCTTCTTTATCCGCTATTCAAGCAAAATTAAATGAAATTGGGGATGCTTCGACTAAAGCAGCTGAAAAAGTACAAGAAATAGCAAAACCCGTAACACCTCCTATATCCGGTATCCAAGCGTTTAATAATTCCCTAAAGGCAGTATCTACAACATTAGATAAAACCGGACGTAACATTTATTATTTTGGTACGGCTGCTACAAAGTTCTTAACCGTCCCATTAGCAGGAGCAAGTATAGCTATCACAAAAACAGCAAAAGATTATGAGTATTCCATGCAGAAAATTGTTGGTTTAGTCGGGGTATCCCAAACCCAAGTAAACGCATGGAATAAAGAATTGCTGCAAATGGGACCTGCTCTTGGTAAGGGACCTAAAGAACTGGCTGATGCTTTATACTTTGTTACTTCTTCCGGGTTTAAGGGAGCAGAGGCATTAGATATTGTTCAAAAATCTGCAAAAGCCTCCGCTGCTGGACTAGGTGAAACCAAATCAGTGGCAGATTTAGTTACTTCTGCTATGAGTGCGTACAGCTCTTCTGGTTTAACAGCATCCCATACATTAGACATATTGACCGCTGCTGTACGTGAAGGCAAAGGTGAGGCTGCTGACTATGCAAATCACTTAGGGGATATTATACCTGTTGCTTCTCAAATGGGAATTTCTTTTGACCAAGTGGCCGGAGCTATTTCGGCAGTAACTTTGACCGGACAAAATGTAAGTAAAGCTGTTACTGGGATTCGTCAAGCTTTATTTGAAATAGAAAAACCAAGTGCGGAGTCTATAAAAAATGCGAAAGCAATGGGGATTTCATTTGGGGAATTGCAAAATGTTATCACTAATAAAGGATTACTCGCCGGACTTAAAATGATGTCTGATTTAACCAAAAAGCATGGGGATGACTTATCAAGCGTATTCCCAAACATTCGAGCATACAATTCTATATTATCATTATTAGGAGATAGGTATACTGAGAATGTATCTTTGATTCAACGTGTGATAGGTTCCACTGGTAGTTTAGAAAATGCGTATAAAGCCATAGGCGATACAATAGAACAAAAGTACAATCAAGCAGTAAGTTCCGTACAAGCTTCTTTAATTAAAATGGGACTTGCTTTAAAAGATAGCATCATTCCAATAATGGGGTCATTTGCAAAAATGATTGAAAATATTGTAAATTGGTACACAAGTTTAAGCACAGGAACCCAGCAATTCATTTTAAAACTTGGGATATTTCTGGCAGCAATAGGTCCTGTTACAATTGCTGTGGGTTTATTTATGCGTGCATTAGGTGGGATTATTTCCACAACTGCAACTGTAATTCGAACACTGACGGCATTAAATGCTATAATGATTGCGAATCCTATGATGGCAATGGTGGCTACTATTGGGCTTTTAGTAGGGGCATTTTATATGTTAACTCGAAATACAGGGGAAGCTCAAAAAGAATTATCAAAGTATAATGATGAAGTAGAAAGAGGAAAAGCTCTGGCTGCTTCACAACAAAGCATTACAGACCAAATGGCTGTGATTAATAATTTGAATAAAACACAGATTGCGGCATTAAAAGAAAGAATACAAGAGGAACTACGGCTGGAAGATCAAAGAGGTGCTGATATATTGGCAAAAGAGAAAAAGGCACAAGACGATTATATAAAATCATTGTCTGATACAGTTATCAGAGAAAAAGCAGCTCTTGGTACGGCTATGAAAGATAAAGAACTTTTATTTGCACAAGGCCAAACGTATGAAAAAAACATAAAGCAACTGAATGATTATCTAAAAACAGTTGATAGTAAACTAAAGACAATGGGGACGGGTTCTGTAAATGTGACCAAAAGTCCATTAGAAAACTATCATCATTTAGTTCTTGAAGAATATAAAACGTTTTTATATAGCCTTAAAAAATCAGGTGAAGATTTTGTAACTGAAACAACAACAATAAAAGATAAATTAGGAAAAACGCAGTATGTTATGACTGCAAAAATGAATATTCCTGAAATAGATACAGGCCCGGTTGAAAGTTATCGAAGACTTTTATTGACAACCTCTGATGCTGGTGATACTCTGCAAAAAAAGTTAGCAGATGTTGCTATGCAAAATTCTATTTTTGGTGATGTATTAGACGTTGATGCTGTAAAGGCAAAAACAATGTCTGACCAAATGCGGATATTGTCCTACGCTATGCAAACTCTTATAGATAATGGGATTCGCCCCA